TTTTTGTTTGATTTGATAAAATTTCTTCTTTATAGAGGATTAATATGAAATTTAGAAGTCCGGGCGATCCAATGGTTTTAACAAAAGAACTTGCAGAAATGCGAGATGAATTAACACCAAAGCAAATAGCATTTGCAGAACACCTAGTAGCTCAAGAGAATAGAAAGACTGCAACAGAGTGTGCAATCTTAGCAGGATATAAAGAAAACTCTGCAAGAATAACTGCTTCAAAGCTACAAAGCCCAAAAGAGTTTCCAAAAGTTCACGCCTACATTAGAGCGTTGCAAGAAGATCTCTGGAATAAATACAAAATATCTCCTGCTACACATATGCGTAGACTTCACGAGATAGGGCTTCGTGCAGAGAACCCTACAACAAATGATGTATCTGATTTTGAAATGAAACCAGATCTTAAAACTGCTTTGGCAGCAGAGATCAGTAGAGGTAAAGCAGCTGGCTACTATGAGAAAAAAGAGAAACAGTCTGGTAGAGGTATTGATAGTCTGTCCTTGGAGGAGGTAGATAACATGTTGAAACAAATGCGTAAAGAAGTTATCATCGAACACAAGGATATGAGCGTTGAACCCAAGGCAGTACAAGGCAACGATAAGCCTAAACAAAGCGATAAACAAATTCCTTGAACAAGGCTACTACGTATTTAGTAATGTCTGTGAGCAAGGCCCAATTGATATTATTGTATTCAATCCTAGAAATAAGAAAGTATATTTATTTGATGTTAAGACTTCCAAAGGTCCGAGCACTGTAGTAAATGGTAAATCAGTCGGAGGCACAGGGGCAAAACTTAAACCCAAACAAAAAGAAATCGGAGTCCAACTTGTCGTTGTCGAAGGAGACGAAGTTCGCATTGTTGAGAAAAGAGAAGCAATCAATAAGAGACAAAGGAAAGAAAAAAGTTTCCACTATAAAGCGAGGAAAGGAATCGACTTTTTGGAAGAATGTTAGATCAATAACTCCTAACATATCTTGGACTAGAATAGAAACATTTGGAACACCCGGTATCCCTGATTTGCTTGGAGTTTTTGTTGATGATAAATTAAAACGAAACATATCTTTTTGGTGCGAACTCAAGCTAACAAAAGGAAACAAACTAGATCTCTCACCCTTTCAAATTTCATGGAATTTAAAGCGTTATTCTCTTTGCCAAGACAATTTTATTATGGCCAAGGGCATCGAAGAGAGGGCCATTTTCTTTTATCCAGGTGCGCTTGTGCGTGAGCTTGTGACTGACTACCGAGAGGTTGAACCCTTGTTCGTGGTCCATCAACCATGGACGCATGTGCTTGAGCCTGCGATCAGGCGTGTGCTTGTGCATGTTCCTTAATTAATTTTTTTTATTTTTTTTATGGAGCTCAGACCGGGGCAGCTGGGCCCCGATCCGTAATAAATTATTACTTTGCCGGGAACTTAGCTCCCGTTAATCTGTCCGATCCAGTCTTCTCTCTTCTCCAGTTTGTGCATAAAACCGTCCCACCTGGACTGGTCAAAGTTGGGGGCGTGTCTTCGAGCGAAGCCCTCAACTGCATTGGCTCCGTCCTGTTCTCCCTGCTTTGAGAGGTAGAACACGATATGCGCCAACTCGTTTAGATGTTTTTTTGTGATCATCTTTTATCCTTTCGATATGGGATATTATATAACACGGCAGCTGTCCCCGGTCAAGAAAAAAAGGGTCATATTTTATTACCAGGTAAGCTGGTCAGGGAGCCATGATTCGTCATAAATTATTACTATTTAGCCCAGATCCTGACAGCTGTCCCCGGGAAGTGCCTGTGTCCCGTGGTCAGTTGTGCTTGAGCTTTTGCTTGTGCTTGAGACTGAATTTTTGCTTGTGCTTGCGACTGTGTGCTTGCGCCTGCGATTGTGTTTAAAAAATAAAAAAAAATTTTCTGGCGACCGGGGCTAAAGTCAGGAAGACAGTAATAATTTATTACTTTTAAAAGCTGTGTCTTTACCTGGAAAAGTAATATTTTATTACTCAGCTGATTGGAACCAGTAATTTTTTTTCTAATATACATAAAACTTTTTTTCTAAATTAATTAAATTAGTTATATAAATATAGGATATTTTATATATAATCAAGGACAGAATATTCAGAAAGGAAAAAACAATTATGAATATTAGAGAACTAAAAGAAAGTTTACATATCAATAATGATCTACTATCAGATGAGATTGTTGAATATGTAAATCAAAGATTAGAGCGTAGAAATACGCCTAGTTATAAAAAGAGTCTATTTGGAATTATAAATAGATTTATAATCACTTCACCACTTTACGATTTTCAAAATTATAGAATTTTTCATTGTGATTATCATAATGAAATTGAACTTGAAGAAAATCCTGTTGAAGCAGTCAATGGTGACATGATTTGTCAGAGTGCATATCAAAACGATTATTTTACCTGTGAAAGATGTGAAGAGATTGATCATCATGAAAATTCAAGATCATGTGATGATAGTGATCGAATTTATTGTGAACATTGTTTTGACGAAGTATCGTATTATTGTGAAGAGTGCGATCAAAATCATCATCATAATCGTGGATGCGATTGTGATCATGATCGTGAAGAGAGTTCAAATCTTGATGAGTACAATACAAGAAACCCACTTCATTTTTTAGGCAAAGAAAATGATTATATGTTTTATGGAATTGAAAAAGAAGTGCAGGTCTATGAAAACAAATCAAGAAATGAAATTGTTGATATGTTCAGAGATTGTTTCAATCAAGAACAAACAAACATTATCTGTAAAAGAGATGGATCATTACACACCCAAAAAGGTTTTGAGATGTCATCTACAAATTGCAGTTTTGATTATCATAAAAAAACTTTTTGGAATGATTTTTATGATTTGAAACCTGCTCAATATGTTAAAGCATACGATGGTAAAGATTGTGGAATTCATATTCATTTTAATCGCAATGCTTATACGGAAAACAATTTAAGAAGTTTAAATTGTTTTTATAACAATCCAAAAAATAAAAAGTTGATTGTTGATATAGCAGGAAGAGATGAAACAGACTATTGTAAATTTGTTCCCTCAATTACTTTTGATGATCCAATAAGAACGAATGGATCAGAATATAAATATCGTGTTATTAATTATAATAATAAAGATACAATTGAAGTCAGAATTTTCAGAGCGAACTTAAAACAAATTTCTTTTTTTAGATATTTAGAATTTGTTCATTCTGTTAATTTATGGATTAAAGATCACGATACTACAGAATATGAAAAAATAACTTGGATAGAGTATTTTGATTGGTTGTTAAAAAACTTATCAAAAGATTTTTCTAATCTTTTATTTTTTCTATCTAAAAGAAATCATTTTGATCATTTAGAAACTTTGGACGAATGGCAGGATGTTTATACTAATTACAAAACAGTAATAGAAGATTTTGTAAATGCTAATCAAGAACTAATAGAAAGTGAAGGTGAATAGAATGTGTTTAATTATTTTAGCAAACGATGTTAAATCTTTAGATTATAAAGATTTAGAAACTGCATACGATAGAAACCAAAATGGTTTCGGTGTTATGTATTTAGATAAAAAAGAAAATTTTATTTCAGATAAATTTTTACCAAAAAATTTTACTGAGTTAAAAAACTTTTTTAATTTACATAAATCAAAAGCCAATAACCAAATGGCAATTCATTTTAGATTTACGACGGAAGGCAAAACCAATTTTAAAAATTGTCATCCGTTCATTAGTTATCAAGATGATAAAAGAACAATTGGTTTGATGCATAATGGAGCACGATTACCTATTCCATTAATTCATAAAAATTGTTCGGATACTTGGCATTACAACGAACATTATTTAAAACCATTATTGAAACATAATCCGAATTTAATTTTGAAAAAAGATTTTCAAGATGAGTTGCAGGATCACATTCAATCAGATAAATTTTTATTGTTAGATAGTATGACAAGAAAATTTATTATTATTAATGAGAAGTTAGGAAACTACAAAGGGGCGAATTGGTTTTCAAATGATTATTGGAATATTAAAAAACTTTCATTTGATACACCAAAACTTTCTTACAAAAATTATAATGATAACTTTTATAATTCATTAGATCAGAATTATAATTATGATAATGAAA